ATATATTTTGGGTTGTTATCATCTTTTACCCTTTGTTGTATGCTCTACATATTGAGTCATAAAATCTTCACAGTCATATAACCATTGGCTCATAAACTCTATTTCTGCCTGCTTATAAATACTTTTCCCAAAAATAAATTTACCTGTCGGCTTTCCCTGATGGTCTGTCATTATATGACCGTATTCAATTAAATGTGCGTGCGGGGCAGAATTAAAAGCCCTTACGCAATAGTCATTTTCTGCATATTTATAAACTTTACCTGTTTTAAATCTTTTATGATAAGATTTATCAGCCTGCCAATTCTTTTTTTCGTCTTTTGATGTTCCTACTTCCCTTTTTGCAATCTTTTTTGCTACTTTTGAAAGTTTTTTTGCCTCTGATTTAATAAATTTTGATGTTTCATCAGGAAATTTTTTCTGAATATCACGCATTATATTTTGTTTAAAATCTGATAATTCATCAAATAAAAACCCGTCTTGCATTATCTCACCGTTTTTTCAGTAACAAAAACCTCAATCAATTCATCTTTGAAATCAGTATTTAACGAATAATTAACATCAAAAATCTTATTTCTGTATTTAATTATGTGTTTATTTGGTCTTATATCGTTAAAATTGTTATAATTCCAGGTCATTTTGTGAGTTACGGTTGTCATTACCGTATCAGCCGGACGACCGCTCAATAAACCGCCTACCCTTGTTTCAATTCTTGCAAATACATCCTTTATTTTTACATAATCATGAACTTGCTCCCCTAATTCATCAAGGATAGGATTATTATTATCATCAAATATATTTTGCATTTCCCATATTTCAATATTATGATGAAAATCGCCTGTGTTAATTGTCATAAGCACTCATCCCTAATAAATTAATAAAATGCTGTAACGAAAACGGCACATTTACCATCGCCTTATCACTTACAGCCGTTCTGTTATAGTAAAAATGATTAACCATAAGTGTAATTGCGTGTTCAAATACCTTATTATTTGAGTTATATTCAACCCCTGTTTCTCTTTCAATTACATCTTTTGAAAGTTCAATAAGATTTGATATATAATCATCATCTAAATTATGAGAAATTCTTAAATTCTGTTTTATATCTGCTAAAGTTAGCACTTTAAAAGTTCCTTAATGTCTATTTTTTCAAGTTTTAAATTGCTTTTTGGATTTAGTTGATAAATTTTTAAATACTTTGTTGCTACATTTTCTAAATGCCACCTTGCCTGATTTACACCGTCAGGCAACCAACAAGGGTCAAAAGTTTCATTATCAAAATGTCTTAAATCATTTATATTAAGGTCAATACCCGCAAGGACTACTGTTTTAAACCCTTTTAAATAAGCCCAGTTCAGGGCAATTGACGGAGTATGAAAGCAAAGATTTAATTTTAATGAACTGGCCGAAAAACACCTGCTTTCATTTTCAATAATATAAAGCTCCTTTTTTTCGTGATTTTTAATTTTTTCGTAAGTTTTTGACCTTTTATTTTGCCACCACCATAAATTTGTTATTACTGTATGATATTCTTCAAATTCCGGCGGGTAATCATCTGTCCATATTACGTATTCAACTTTTTTGAATGTTTCGCAAAAGGAATTTACACCCATACTATGAAATCTTGCAATTAACGGATTAATTGACTCCCTTATTTCATTTATAAACCAGGAACGACCAAATAATATGAGTGTATTTTCCATTTGCATTTATTCAGTATAAGTTGAAAGGAGGCTATTAAGTTGATGGAGTTGAACCGTCTAAAACAACAAATGCTTCAGCAAGTCCTACATCACCATCACAAAGACCCAATGCTCTAAAGCAGGTTTTACCTGATTTAAAACCTACGGATGTATCTTTTGCAATTTCAAAAGGTTTAACAATATTAAAGAAATAATATTCAAAATCACCTAATATAACTTTACCATCAGGGCAATTATCATAAGTTACAACAGGATAACCTAACAATTTTCCGGCAAATTTTTCATCTGTTTCAAATTTAAAAATCGGCATTTTATTGTCATCTTTTATTTTTGCAATTTGCTTGTAAAGTGTTTTCTTGCTCATTACAAATTTTGCATTCTGATCATAACCTGATTTTAATGCTGCAATTGTTTCAATAATATCATCATAACCTATTACACCGGCTGATGCAGGGCTAATAGGAGTAATTGCATTTAAAATTCCGTTTGCCTGACCTGAATTAGAACCGTTAATAATTGCGTTATCAATAGCAACTTTTACTTTTCTGGCTAAAGATGCAACTAACCAATCTTCAAAAGCATCTACACTCATTGCTTCAACATGAGCGGTTATTTCTAAAGTTTTAATCAACTCATAAGCAGTTAATTCAACTTTACCTAATGTATCATCTGATGGTGTTGAATCAGAACCCTCAGTTGTCCATGATAAATCAGCAACAGTACCCTCAACAGGCATATTTACATTAGACGGGATATTTAATTTTGTTACTAACGGATAAATTACCCCGGCATTTTCTAACTTTTCAATGATTCTGTTCATTGTTATTGTTGGAATTACCGCACCTGCTGATGATGAATCGGTTGTCATTGCTCTTTTTTCAACTTCATTAAGGCTTACACCCTGTAATGATTTTAAATATGCTGAACGATATTCAGCTGAATCAATACCGTAAGTTTTTAATTCAACATTTTCTACAACCGGCTTTTCAATTGCAGTACTTCTAATTTCTTGATTTTCAATCATTTTCATTTTTCCTCTTATTTCTTTTTCTTCATTTTTTAAAGCTTCTACTTCTTTAATGGCATTATCTAAATCTTCACCAGATAAACTATCGACAGATGATTCAATTTCTGCCATTCTTTTTTTAATTTCTAAAATTCTCATTTTTTATCCTTTCTATTTAAAACTTAATTTCAATTTTAATAGTTTTCTTTTTTCTTCCTGTGCTTTCTCCAAAGCTCTTACTTTTTCATTCTCCAATTTAAAGTAATCTCTTGCTGATACGTCCGTATCATCATAAGCAGGGATGTCAACTAGCGAAACATCAAAAAGTTTTCCTATTTTTTTTATAGTTCTTGTATGAGTTTGACTGTCATATTCTTCATCGTCAATAGTGAATGCAAATGAACACTTATCAAGTCCGCCTTGTTTCACTAATGAGTAAACATCTCTTGAAACTGTTGTGTCAAACAATTCAGCCTCAAAAAATAAACCTATTGCATCAACAGATAATTTTAAACTTCCGCCCCTTACTCTTGCCAATACCGGCACATGGTTTGAATGGTTATATTTTAAACAGCATTGGCTCATGTCGCATCCGTCAAATGCTCCTCTTGCGATAACTTCTTTATATTCAACACCCTCAAACTCATATAAAGTTGTCGGGCTTTCGAAAACAGAGGCATGACCTGAAACTTTCATTTTTTCATTTTCTAAATTATTTTCTAAACCTGTAAGGTTTATTGCTCTTATTTCTTTATTCTTTTTCATTTTGTTGAATTACCTCTTTGTTTTTATCGTCTGATACTCCCTGATATTCGTTAGCTTTATCAGCATCAACATAATTTAGCGATACAATTCTTTTATCCCCGCCCTCAACCGGCTCAAGTTCAAAAATTTCTCTGCATTCGTTGAATGTAAATACACCTAATTGCAAAAACTCTTTACAAATTTGTAACTTGGTGGAATTATTGGCAAAAGTCAAACGACTTGCAGACATTACAATTTTATTGCCTTGCTCTATTTCTTTTCTTGTAAAAATTTTTCGTGTAAATTCTTCACTAATTTGTATAGCCAACGGCTCAATAGTTTCATTATAAAAAGCATTATATTTTTCTTCATTATATGAACCCTTTAAAATATCCTCAGAAACACCATAGTAATTATAAACTTGCTCCTGTGCGATTTGGTTATTACCGTCATCTATTGTATAAGGCTTAATATCAAGTTGCTGAAATTCGCATTTACTGTCTAATGCGCCAATTCCGTCGCTTCCGTTCATATATGAATTGACAAAAGATTTTTTATAATTATTTAAAGTTTCTTCTTTAATATTACCCGCATATTTTATTAAGCCCCTTAACATTGAGCTTGCGTTTACTGCGTTTACAAAACCCTCAATAAAACTGTTAAATAATTTTACTACCGGTTGTAAACAATACTCCTGACGAGAGCCAAATATATCATCTTGGTTATAATGCCTTTTTAAATGAATCAATTCAGAATACGGCAATATAACCTGACTTAATGCCATACTTTTAAAAAAGAATTTGCAATAAATTTCCCCGCCCGATTCCAAAAATTCAATCTGAGAATATGGAACAGGATATAAACCTAATAAATTACCTTTATCATCCGTTCTTACATATACAAAAGCATTGTTATTTGTAAATAATTGACTTGTTAGCTTATAAAAGAAATCATACCTCGAATCTAAACCGTTGGGCGATACTTCCAATAAATATTTTACCCTTTGGGCATATTTTGTCGGCATACCTAAAACTTTAGGAGTTAATTTAGCGGTATTTTTTGCAATAGCATCAATACAGGCTCTTATGGTCAAATTATCATAAATATTTGTATTTGTTGCCAAAATAAAAGGGCTGTAACTGTTTAACATTTGTAATGTTGAATATTGCGCCTTTTTTAATTGCTCTTTTGGCTTAAAAATTTCTTTAAAATAATTTCTAAAATTCATTTTATTTATTTCTCAATTAAATTCAAATAATCGTCTTTATCTCTCGTATATTGAACATAAGCATTTAAACAACTCGCAAATCCGTCAATTCTTCTTCTTTCATTTGAAGTTTTTGCCGGCTGTATATTGTCATTTTTATCAACATCTGCCCTTACATTCGTAAAACACCATTTTGTGATCGGGTTATTATCGTAATTTATCAGTTTACTTTTTAAATCAGCACCCATCATTTTCATTGGCTCTGACAATGTTTTTTTACCCTGAATGACCGGTTCAGAAATATCCCCGAAATTTTCATTCATTTTTTTAATAAATGCTGTTGAACTCCAGGAATCGTAGCCGTGTTTATAAAGATAAACACCGTAATCGTTTTGCATTTCAACATACCAATCAACTACATCATCATAATCAACTTTATTACCGTTTGATATTCTTAAATAACCCTGACGATACCAAATGTCGTAAGGTACTTTATCATCATTTGCCCGTTTTTCTAATAATTCAGACGGCAACCAGTACATTGATTTAAGATAAAATTTATTTGAGTTTGGAAGTTTAAACAACAAACAAGCGCTTGTTAAGTCAGTAGTTGATGATAAATCAGTCCCGCCAAAAGCATAATCGGGTTTTAATTCGGTTATATCGAATTTTTCCTGATTATCAATATCTTCAAAATTTAACCATACCTCAGTAGAAGTTTCCCTGATATTAAATTCTTTTGTAAGAACGTTTTTAAGATTAATTGAATCTTCTTTAGCTCTGTTTGTTTCTCTTATTAAATAATCGTAACTTTTCGATACCCCTAAATTTGGATTTGCTTTTATCCAACAAGAGGGGTCTGTCCATTCTGACCTGCTGTCCAGCTCATAAATAACAGGCAACATTGCATCATCTTTATAACCGTTTTTATCAAAATAACCGTTTAAAACTCTTGTCGCTTCATCATATTTAAGGTCAAAAATTGATTCTCTTTCAAAACCCGCAGTTGATGTTATAAAAATTAAAGGCTCTCTTCTTGCAGATACACCGTTTGAAACAATATTATAAAGTTCTACACCTTTCCAAGCGTGTATCTCATCCAAAGTACCGCAATAAATATTTAAGCCGTCCTCTGTGTTTGAATCGCTTGATAATGTTTTAAAAAATGAATTTGTTTTTTCAAATACAAGTTTGGATGTTAAACATTTTACTCTTTTTCTTAAAGCAGGCGATTTTTTGACCATCCGTTCTGCTTCTTGCCAAATTATTCGGGCTTGTTCCCTTTTGGTTGCAACTGAATAACATTCAGCTCCGCCCTCACCGTCCGCTATCATCATATACAGGCTTATTGCACTTGCAAGTAATGACTTTCCGTTTTTTTTGCCTACAATAAAAAGAACTTCTTTAAACCGTCTGCGGTTTGTGTTTTTATCAATAATTCCAAATGTGGCACATATTAATGCCTTTTGCCAAAGTTCAAGTATTACCGGTTTATTTGCCCATTCACCTTTTGAATGTTTGCAAAACTTTTCAATAAAATTTATTGCATAATTCGCACGCTTTTCATCATAAAAATAATAGCTATCTGCTTGAATATCTTCAACAAGTTTTTTATATACCGTCTTTATTTTTTCACAAACAGTTATTTCACCGGTTTTTATTTTTTCAAAATATTCTGTTATAGGATTATTCATAGTTGGTTACTTTCAGAGGAGGGGAGCCATAAAGCTCCCCAATGGAAAACAAAATTATTTTGTTTTTAAAAATTCATCAAATCCATCATCTGTATCTTTATCATCTGTCTTTAATAATTCTGTAAGCTGTTTAAGTGATGTATTATAATTTTTTATTATCGTTGAGTGTGCCTGTGTTGCAGCACTTAACTTTATCCCCTTTTGCCATTTCCCATTCTGGTATTCTTCTATTGATCCATCCCTTTTTATAATCTCTGAAAGGTCTTTGAGTTCCGCACCCATAAATGAAACTTGCTCGATTAAATCCTCAACAACTTTGTATTTTGATTTTTCAATATCCTTAAAAATATTTTTAAGTTTATTATGAATGCTCTTCTTAATTTTTTGTTTTTCTTCAGAACTATAAAAACTTAAACGCTCTTGCATTTATTTTTTACCCTTAATTGAAATTTTTTGTAATTACTGT